ATCATCTTGCGCTGAAACATCTGACGGGGTTCGCCATAAATAGACTCAGAATCATCAACCAACACCTCATGGGGCAAAACACGCTCCACGGTTATCTCTTTGTTGTCCTCGTATATTTTCATAAACCCCGTACCAAAGATACATGAGTCCCTAACGACCTCTTCGCCTATTTTGTAGATGTCGCTTGCATAGAATAAGCCCTGAGTGAATTTGTTAAGCATCTTAGCTTTGCGTTTCATGGTCCAATTTCCACCACTCGTCAGAAACATTGGGCGCGGTCTGTTTTTCATAATCTTCGAGACTATAGTTGAAACCATAGAGTGGACTATATTTAAGGAAAGGTTGCTATCGAGTCGATTGAAGCTTGCGGATGGTCGCGCATATGCCTTGGAGCTTAAGCCATCTATAGGACTGTTGCCGTACAATCTCAAGTGCCTCAAGTCTGCCGTGGTCCGATAGGATTGTTTATCGTCTATGTAATTTATCGCATCAAAAATGAAATTATTGATTTCGTTGTCAGGTGCTTGCCACCAAAAGGTACTGTACTTGTCCTTGTAAGATTTCTTATCAGTTGGCATGTGTTATTTCCCTAACTTGTGCATTCGTCGGTATTCCTCAAGAAAGAGCTTCATCATTTCCCGCAATTCGGCTTCGTTTTTTGCAGAAGCCATAGTTTTCTGCATGGTTGCCAAATTTTGCGTAGGGATGCTTGGTTTCATTGTTCGCTCCTTATACCACTCTTTCGACGGTGAAGGGGGATGCGGATCGGGATTAGATGGCATAACCACACCGGGGAATGCGCCTGCCTTTCCTCTGACCTCGCTCTCTCTCATTGACCGAAGGACCTCTTGCTCTTGCCTCCTCACAGCGTAATTAATCTCCTTCTGCTTCTCAAGCTCATCGACGGCAACGCGAATATTTTGGTTGATGTCACCGAGGACACCCATCGCCTCTTCATCTAATTTCTTTACAATATCTTCCGGCATAGCTACCTCGCTGAATAGTAGAGAAGCTCATCGTCTTCTTCTTGTGATGTTCTGTCATCGTTTTTCTGAACGTACTTGCCTAGATCCTCGGCAGGCAAATGGATAAAATGTGTGAACTTCATAGATACGCCACCCATCGTAAACTCTTGAACTCCGTTTGATTTTAGAACCTTCAATAGCGCATCTAGTTTACTAGGGTTTTCTAGCATTTGTAAACAGACATCTTCTTTTTTTAACATTATAGTGACTCCCACCAATCCATGCGTTTTTCGCGTTCAATTTTCTCACACTCGGCTACTTCCCAATCATCCCATATCTTTTCCCAATATTCTTTTGTCCCATAGCGTGGATTAAATGGCAATTCTTCGCTACAATAGTGTTTGGACTCACGCCACGCATACAAAAAGGCATCTGATAAATGGTTTTCAAAACGCTTATCCTCAGTTTTCTGATTTTCAGCCCACTGCAAGAGGTTCCATTCCCCGGCGATGTCAGAGTCAGGTGGGACTTTGACGAAGCCGGAGCGCAGATCGCTGTTCAGAAGTTCAATGTAGCTAAATTTGTCATGTTTGCTTGCGGCGATGACGGGGATATTATAACGGACACGGAACTCCTCCGCGATACTCTTGCCGAGGCCGCCCGTATCCATTACGATACGAGTAAATTTATAAGTTTTCCCAAGCTCCTCGATGTGCTGCGCGATCTCTGCCGGAATCATCCCGACACGTTTCATTTCGTAGACGAGATAGAGAGTAGGAAGATACCGATTAAAGGCACAAACAGTAAAGGCAGATGCATCGTTGAAACCCAAATCCACGCCAAGTATGTAGTCGAAGTCATAATCCAAAGTGGGGAGGGTGTCGTAAAGATTAATAGCCTCGTCGAACTTATAAACAAGACTGTCTGCGGAGCGCACCCACCTCCCGCACCACTCGCGGAGATAAACAGGATGCTCGTTGTCCCACCCCCTACGCTTCATGCGCTTGTCTAGCCAATCCTGAGCGTGGGGGATATGGGGGTTGTCCAAGATAGTCCAATAATGATTACTATAATCCGAATTGGGTTCTGTCGTTGCACGGTGAAAGATTCCCGTACAGGCAGCGTTGGGTGTCCCAATGAGGCACATGGTTCCATCATGGTCTATCAAGGTTGGCTCCAACACCTCTTCGACCAACTCATCCATATGTGGTCCAAAGGAAGCGCACTCATCAATGATGATTAGTACAAATGCGCTTCCTCGAAGCTTGTCGATGTCGGCTTGGTCGTTCGCTGCCGTCAGGTAGATGACGCTCCCGTTGGGGAGATATGCCGTCAGTTCGGCATTGTTGAACTTGATGTTCATACTATATTGACGGTCTAGCTGTTTGAGCTTGGGCCACATGACACGCTTTGCATTGATGCGTGTAAGGGCAATATAGGCTGCTTCGCTCTCAGGGTTCTCTAGGGCCTGTTTTAGGAGATATACGGCACAAGAGTGGGTTTTTCCTGCTCGGCGGCTGCAGAGGGCTGTCTTGAGCTTTGCAGGGTCACTTATGAATGCTACCTGCCTGTCAAAGCAGTCCTTGAAGAATTGGGTGGATCTCTCGGTGACCTGAACACTTTTGTCCTTCTTTGGAGTTTCCCCAAAACGCTTGATGTACTCCTTTACGAGTTCACGCGCCTCAATGGGGTTCATTTGGTCGGACTTTTTACCCATATCCTCTTTACTGTGCCACCTAAGATTGTCTTTACGTCACAAATTATCTTTTTGAGACTGTCGGGCATTTTCCCTTTTATCTGACGTTGGATGCTGAATACTTCCTTGTCGGTCATGCTAGGTATGCCCTGCATGTTGTATTTATGTGCCTTGCTCGGGCAGTCCGTTATCATTATACCATTAACGGAGTAGTCTCTAGTTTTCACCTATTTCCTTTTTGTTCTTCAGTGGGACAAATGGCTTCCAATCCAATTTTCTAAACCGCTCAAAGAACAGCAGTTTTCTTTCTTCCTTTTTTGGCTTTCTTGGGTTTCCCTCCTGCGCTGAGTCCTTCTTCTTGTTCATGCGAGTAGCCTTTCGGTTGTTCCTTGGAAAATAAAGATATGGCAGGCTCCTCCATTGTCTCACAATGTGCCACATTAGACAAAGGCACAACCGTACTTAAATGCCGTCTGTGAATAACCACAAACCCCTCTACGAGTTCTATATAGCTAAGGCGTTGGTTCACATCGGTCAAAGACGCATAAGACGCTAAGGACCCGTTAGGGAGTCTCACGTTGTTTTTAAATCTAACTGATTTGAGATTCATCCTGCACTCCTTTACTCATGTACACATAAAGCAAATATGGGTTGTACACAATTTTCTTTTCTTTGTTTTGCTGCCTTGAGTTTTTGTACTTCATAAAATGGGTCGTAATTATGTGGTTGCCCAAGGACCACCCGAACTCGGCAAGGAGCAGCTTGCACAACCCCTTGTTGCGATATTCCTTCTTGGTGTATGCAAAGTGTAACACAGGTGTGTCGTAGACCTCACCACAGGCCCATGAGTAGATTTTGGTGGGGTCTTGAGTGTCACAGGCTACCTTTATGATTGCTCTGCTCAGAAGGTGGTCTATGACCTTTCTGTGCTGAGAGTAGAAAACGCTATTGCTTATGCCAACCGAAAATGGACTTTCTCGGTATTGCTTGAGCCAAGAGTTATAGATTAGGGGCAAGTCCTCTTGCGTAGCGTCCCTAACTATAACGTTTAACTGCTCTTCCAAGATTTTTCTCTTTCAGCTTGACAGCATATATATATAATATATATATAAATACGTGGCCTGATGAGCAGCACGCTGAGGCGGCTCCGAGGTGGGTATATATGTATTATATATCTTTTGCATTCTTAATCATTTCTTCAATCTCACTGTCACCAATCTTAAGTGTCTTAAGCGCATCTTTGATTCGCCTCTTGAGATCTTTATCATCCATCCTATCAATCTCACTCAGCCCGCGAACGTCCCCCTCTAGCTTCACTAGCCTGTCGAGGGAAGTAATGAGCCGGGACAAGTGCTTTGAACGGTTCTCGTCCAAGCATTCGGATTCTACACCTATAGACCCCGCTAGCTTGGTCATCTCCATATGAACTAATGATAGAAAGTCCGATATGAGTCCTTGCGAACTAGGGATAACCTTAGCGACCTGCATCTTATGACGCATTGAGTCACGAACTAGCTTATCGTCGGTGTACTCTTCCTTATTCTTTTCCGGCAGGGGGACTAATTGGTGCTTGTTGCGCTTCTGCATCGGGTCCTGCCTCTAATTGGGTGACAACCATCATAGCAACGTCCAAACCATCAATTTGGGAGTCCAATGCGCCTAATTGCTTGCTCAAACGGTCAATCTGATGTGTTAAGGCCCCTCGTTGGGTNCATANCTCCGTATACTTGTTATTAATGGCCTCTTTGCCTTCATTGCCCTCAGTGGGTGTATTATTCTCCATAATTCAGTCCTTTCTTGTTTAATGTCATGTTTTTGGCTCCAAAAAATAGAATGTGTTTTCCGATTGTGTCATTACCTGTGTGAGATGCAATCGTAATGCCAATTCGAGGGGGGGTGCATCGGCTTTTTGATATTGAGAATCATTATCATAGTGCCAAGCCCCTGATATCATTGAATATTCTGCATCCCGCGTCAACTTGATAATGAGAATCGTTATCATAACGGATATGCCATTTCTCATCTGCGACAAGGCGCGATATCGCGCTACTGACAATGGCACGATTTTTGATTTGGCATGGTTCTTGATTTGGCACGGTTTTTGACTTGGCATGCTTTTTTATTTGGCACGGATCTTGCATTATTGCAGGTTCCATGCCAATTTGAGCGTGGTTTGGGTTGGGCTTGAGAGTTTTAGGGCTTATTTTGGTGGGATTAAATGTTTTGAGATGGCATGGTCTGTGCTTAACGC